GTCGAAAACTTCGAGTTTGACATCAAATCCGAGATCAGCGTACATCTCAGTTGTAGGAGGTTTCCCTCTGGTAATGACCGCCAGAGCATCATCTCCTTCAAAGATTGCAATGAAATCGAAGTCATATTTCTTAGCAAGAAAAGCAAGGATAAGAAGATTGCTAATACCATTCCCGACGCTAGTGGTGAATTCGCCAGACATTCGCTTACCACGGACACGCATTCTGAGATTCTTGTTCTTGCATCTGTTAACGCCACAGACAACACGTTCAAAAATTGTGATGAATAAGGTTGCACCAGGGACCAAAGCCAGGATCCATTTGTATGCAATGAATTCCATGCACTGCATGACATAGGCTGTAAAGTGAGCCTCAAATGCTGTAAAGTCTGTCGCAATATATTTGCATCCCTCTCGATATAACATCTCAATGATGTAATCTGGTCGCTCGGAGATCGGTACAGTTTTGATGAACTCGGGTCGTTCAAAGATTGCCTTAGACATTGCCTGGATCCAAGGGCCGGCGAAACATTTGAACTCATCCGAACGAGAATTAATCCAACGAGCATGCTTCCAAGTATTATAGCCTTCATTTTTGATGAAGGAAGATACTCCCTTGTGCTTAGACCGTAATTGTCTGTCCACGGCGTTCCAGGCTCGAGTAAGCTCTCGCTTGCGCCACCTTGGATACGGAGCTTTTTCAATCCAAGAATCAAAAGAGACGTCGGTGTCTGCAGGTAGTTGTCTGAGATTCGACTCGCACCACTGCTGAGCGAACTTGCGCATATCTTCAAGGGCACCATCAACGTTCTTGATAGGCTTATTGAGGAACCTCTTAACAGCTCCATCAGCCAACGTGGCAGGATCATCCGGGTCACATTGCGGGCGAGAAACGCCAGGTATGCGCATGCCAATGATCGCCTTAACAGGCCGTCGTCTCCCAGCAATTTTTCCGCGAGGAGTTTCAAATAGCTTGGCCGTCTCGTCCATGGACTTGGGGGGAGGGAGCGGAACTTCATGGGCACGATAACCGAAGTGTCCGACAACTTCTCCGGTGGGCCCCGCTGAAAAACCTGCACGGGTATTTCTGCCAAATTCTCAAGAACGAAATCTGTCATTGCAAGCTGGGTTCCAACTGATGCTTCAGGAAAACGGGCCGGGACTTGGAACACAGGCCATGATGTGGACACGGCTCTGGAGGCAGCATCAAGGACGGTCTTCATCTCAGCACCGGGTCTCATGATCGACGGGGTGGAGCAGGCTTTAATCACATTCTCAGCAACGATGAGCGTGTCAGCAGAGATAAAACCTCGGGCGCCGAAAGATGATTCGTCAAATACTTCCCGATACCATTGTCCAAGTCCTGGATCCTTCATCGCAACTTCAGATCCAGCTGCGATAACCGAACGTGCATTTTGGG